GGACGCAATTCATAAAAGGAGATACTTTATGACTACTAAGTTAGCAGTGGCTGACCTACACAAGTTTTTGTTAGGTTTTGACCGATTCATGGACACAAACGTTTTTGCACCACAAGTAGATGGTGGATACCCTCGCTACAATGTTCTCAGAGTCGGAGAAAACGGATTCAGAGTGGAGCTAGCAGTTCCAGGATGGAACAAGAGCGATATTGACATCAGCCTACATAAAGGTGTACTTACCGTAATTGGTAGAATTAAGCAAGAAGTTAATGAAAACGAAGCCTATATCTATAAAGGATTAAGTGGCAAGTGTTTCACACGGACGTTCGGTGTGAGCGAACACGTTCAGATTGATCGTGCTTACATGGAACGAGGCCTGCTATGTATAGATCTGCATGAAGAGCTCCCGACTGAGTTGCAACCAGTAAAGGTTACAATTTCATGAGGAGACATAAGTGGATAGTTTTAAACTATCAGTGTGGGTTATAATAGGTCTATTGACCGCATCAATTACCACTCCATCACTTGCTTTAGCAGACGAACACGCCGAGAAAGACGAAGGTGGTGCTCGTAGACCAGAGAGACCGATGGAAGAAGTAATAGTAGTAGGATCTCGTGAGACTATGGAAACAATATCATTCAGGGCTGGATTATCAGACATCATTCTTATACATGAGTACAATAAGGAAGATGATACCTGGGAGTTAGTTTCTTTACGAGACATACGAAGAGGCACAACTAAAGCTATTACACACTAAAACCAGTAGCGGGGTCGCAAGGCCTCGCTCTTTTTAAAACAAATTATGGCATATTCCGATAAAGTATTAGATCACTATGAGAATCCTCGTAATGTAGGACGATTGTCTGATGACGACGAAAGTGTAGGTACTGGTATGGTTGGTGCTCCAGCGTGTGGAGATGTCATGCGCCTTCAGATAAAAGTAGAAGAAGGTATAATAAAAGACGCAAAGTTTAAAACATACGGCTGTGGAAGTGCAATAGCTTCTTCTTCTTTGCTCACAGAGTGGGTAAAAGGAAAGAATCTGTACGAAGCAGAGAGTATAAAAAATACCGAGATAGCAGAAGAGCTTGCACTACCCCCAGTGAAAATTCACTGTAGCGTACTCGCTGAAGATGCTATCAAAGCCGCAGTAGCGGATTATAGGAATAAACATGAATAGAGAAGCAGTTTACGAACAGCTAAAAATTGACGAAGGTGTAGAGTATAAGTTATACTTAGATCATCTTGGGTACAAAACTTTTGGAGTGGGGCATCTAGTACTTGATACAGATCCGGAGCGAAACTACGACGTAGGCGAGCCTGTATCAGTAGAGAGAGTACAAGAGTGCTTTGACTACGATCTTGACTTAGCTGTAAGTGAGTGCGTCGCTCTATATGACGAAGATGTATGGGAAGGATTCCCAGGAGAAGTACAAGAAATTCTAGTAAACATGATGTTTAACATGGGACGTACTAGACTTTCTAAATTTAAGAATTTCACAGCAGCTTTGAAAGAAGGTGACTGGAAGCGTGCGGCAGTAGAAGGACGAGACTCCTTGTGGCACAAGCAGGTTACTAACAGAGCTGAGAGATTAATGGTTAGAATGGAGAACGTATAAACATGGCAATTTATTGCACAGAGGCCGAGCGCCGACAGTATGAAGAAACTGGATATTGGCGCTCACTGCCAGAACTAATTCCATCAGTAGTATTTCATCGTCGCAGACTAAACCCTGCAAAAAAACTACGAATGGCTACAGTCAACATCGTTTGACTTGTTTGCTCGTAAGAGAATTTTAGTATTCTCTCTACCAGGAGCATTCACCCCCACTTGTTCAACCTATCAGCTACCTGACTTTGAGCAGTTAGCTCCTGAGTTCTATGCAGAAGGCATAGATCATATCTTCTGTGTTACTGTAAACGATGCTTTTGTTTGCAATGCGTGGGCGGATAAGAATGATCTTGCAGATGTAATTGTTCTTCCAGATGGAAGTGGCAAATTTACTGAAGGAATGCAAATGCTTGTGGACAAAGACAATATAGGCTTTGGACGCCGGTCTTGGCGATATGCTGCTGTTATCGACAACGGCAAAATTACAGACTGGTTCATTGAAGAAGGAAAAGAGGATAATCATCCTGACGATCCTTATCTGTACACAGCACCTGACTTTGTACTTGGTAAGCTACGAGAGAGCAAATAACTCTTGACAATATTTACTAATGGCAGTATAATACTACCATGAATAAAGAAAAAGTACTTATTATTACAATGGAAGAATGTGGTGAGCTTACCCGTGCTTGCTCTAAGATTTTGCGGCATGGGTATGTTCAGCAGAAGCACATCAACAATCTACACGAAGAATTAGGAGATGTAGTCGCAATGACACGTCTAGTACAAAGAGCCTTCGATATAGATGATGATGTGCTTGAATTGCACGTATGGAATCGAAACCTAAAAATGAAGGGTAAAGAGTATAGATGAATCTATTCAATCTAGATACAGATCTTGATGTGTGTGCTGAATATCATGTGGACAAGCACGTAAACAAAATGATACTCGAAGCAGCACAGATTTGTTGTACTGTTATCTGGGTAGACACACTTTTAGGTTTTATACCTCGTGCTCTTGAGAAAGATGAAGCAGCAGTACTTAACGAATATAAAAAACTTGAGAAACCTCTCAAGCCAGAAGAGCGTAAACTAACCCCTTATCTTGGTATGATGTACAACCACCCTAGCACAATCTGGGCAAGATCATCCTTGGATAACTATGAGTGGACTTTCTGCTATGCTCATGCACTCGCAGAAGAGTACAGGTACAGATATGGAAAAGAACACAAATCTTTTTGGCAGGTCGTTAACAAACTACCTGACCCAACACGACTTGAGAGGGTGGGGCTTACACCATTTGCAATGGCGATGCCCGATGTACTCAAGGACGAGACTGACCCTATACAGTCTTACCGTAATTACTATATGCTTGACAAGGCTACTTTTGCCAGTTGGACAGGCAGAGATAAACCCACTTGGTGGGATGAGGATTTGGCAGACTACGAACAACGAATCACGAGGAAGTAGATGGACTTAGTACAAAAAGCAAATAGTCTACTTGAAGATGAAGTATTTGATTTTGAAATACTGGGATTCGTTTCTAGTAGTGGAAAAGTATATAAACTAAAGACAGACACTAAAGTATTATCTGCTCTTTTTGAGATACTTTCGGAAGAGTTTGTAGATAAGTTAAGTGGTGGGCATGAAGTAGTACAGCCAGAAAAGCAAAACTACTACCCTGACTTTACAATAAAAACTCCCGAAGGAAATATAGCGATAGATGTAAAAACTACCTATAAGCAAAGAACAAACGGCTTTACGTTAGGTAGTTATACTTCTTTTATAAGAAACAATACAAAAAACATTGTGTATCCCTACGATACCTATAACAAGCATTATGTACTAGGTTTTATATATGAGCGTGATCCTAGTGGTAGTACCCCATATAAAAATGTAGAAGTATTTTTTCAAGAGAAGTGGAAGATCGCAGGCAAACGTCCTGGGTCTGGAAACACAAAGAATATAGGAAGTATAAAAGGAAACATAGACACTTTTAAAAATCCTGAACCAGCGTTTAACTCTCACGAAGAGTTTGAAGAGTATTGGAGAAACTATGAGTAAAGTTAATTTAGTAGGGCTAACAAAGCCTAGTGGTATTACAGGATGTAATACGGCAGAAGAGTTAGTAGCTTACGCGGCACGAGTCAGTAACCCAGAAAATCAAGACCATCACGAAAGTTCACCACGATTGCTACGATACCTTATCAAGCATGGGCATTGGTCTCCTTTTGAGATGGTATCTATTACTATGGAAATAACTACTACACGAGACATTGCACGACAAATGTTACGGCATCGTAGTTTTAGTTTCCAAGAGTTTAGTCAGCGGTATGCTGTACAAACAGGATTTGAAACACGAGACGCTCGGTTACAAGATCCTAAGAATCGCCAAAATAGTATCGAGCTAGAAGATAGCGAGAACTTTGGCAAAGGTGGGAATAAGTCCCAACACGAACGCTTATATGAAGATTGGTGGATGCGCCAAAGGAAGGTAATAAATGAAGCCGAAAAGCAATACAAGTGGGCTTTAGAGCAAGGCATTGCAAAAGAGCAAGCCCGTGCAGTTCTTCCCGAAGGCAACACCAATAGCGTTCTTTATATGTCTGGAACTCTTCGTAGCTGGATTCATTATTGTGAATTGCGGCGGGGTCACGGCACTCAGAAAGAACATATGATAGTAGCAGACCAGTGTTGGGAAGTAATTGCAGCAAACTTCCCCCAAGTAGCTGAGGCATTAGAATGAGTGAAATAAAAGTACATGACCCAGTAAATAGTCCTTTACATTACAAGCGAGAGGGCATAGAATGTATTGATGCGATGATGCAGACCGCGGCGTCTCAAGAAGCATTTGAAGAATACTGCCGGTTAAACGCATTTAAGTATTTGTGGAGATGTCACAATAAAGATAATCGCAAGCAAGACTTAAAAAAAGCTATCTGGTATCTACAGATGGCTATAGGAGAGGATCCTCGTGAGCAAAGGCAGTAAGCAAAGACCTACAGACAAAAGTAAGTTTGACACTAATTGGGAGAGAATTTTTGGCAAGAGTAAAGAAGAAAGACTACGAGAATCTAACCTCGACGAACATCGAGAAAGTGATCTCTCATCTGAACAAGGATCAGCCGATCTCCAAGAAAGAAGCGTGTGCGATGCTGAATATAGCATACAACACAACGCGGCTTCAGAGAATAATTGATGATTACGAAGATAAAAAATTATATCGTGAAAAGCGTAAGGCGCAGAATCGAGGAAGAGCAGCTACAAGCGCAGAAATTAGTGAAGCTGTTGAACAGTTCCTTGGGGGAGACTCCATTGCCGAAATCGCAAAAGGAATGTACAGATCCTCTGGATTCGTCAAAGCAATCATCCAAAGAGTAGGCGTTCCTCAAAAAACAGATCAACCTGTGGACTATCTACCAGAACAATGTGTTGCGGAAGATTTTTCAGAAGGTGAGTTGGTTTGGTCTGCAAAGTATTCTGCCCCTGCAATAGTGGAACACGAGCTATCTGTAGATTATCAAGCAGAGCGTCCTGGCTTTGTAGATACAAACTATGAAAGAAAGTATAGCAGTAAGTGCTATGCAATCTACGTAATTCAAAAAGTACGGGACGACACGGATGTGTGGGCTAACGTAGGTACTGGAGGTTTCAATGCTTTTTCGCTTGCATATGATTTAGGCAAACTTGAGCACTTGAAAGAATACGGAGTTGATTTATCACGTATTTAAAAATACTTCTTGACTTCTTTTGCTTAGTCCACTATAATATATATTATAGAAATGAGGGAACAATCATGACTACATTTTTGATCGGGTTATTGACCTTTGGTATCTGTTTACAAGTATTAGGCGGCTACCTAGCTCTAGTAGATTACTACTTTGGGCGATAGATTTTATTATCAACAAATAGCCGCTACGGGCACTTGCCCTGGCGGTCCAATTAACAACAGAAGGAAACGTAAAATGGCGTGGACAGACGAGAAAAAAGCAGAGGTTATCGAGGCATATGAAGCCGCTAACCCAACTCCAGAAAACAGTATGGAGATCGTCGCAGAAATTGCAGAAGAGCATGGTGAGTCACCAAACGGTGTTCGCATGGTTCTTACCAAAGCTGGCGTATATGTAAAGAAAGCTCCAGCAGCAAAATCAGCTTCAAGCGGTAGTACAGGAGGCGGTCGTGTCTCTAAAGCCGCAGCTATCGAAGCATTGACAGCAGCACTTACTGATGCGGGTCAAGATGTTGACGAAGAAATCGTGAGCAAGTTGACAGGTAAAGCAGCAATGTACTTTGCAGGTGTTATCGCAGCAGTAAACGGCTAATTCTTTTTGGGGGCATCCGTAGGTGTAAGTCCCTCATCTTCACATACCTAAGCAAGACGGCAAGGAAGAAAATTCTGCCAACCCGCTTCACTAGGAGCATATGTGAAAAAAGAAGAACTAGCACAGCTCGTAAATGAGTATGGCGATGCTGTTATCACCTATCGTAGTGAGAATAGTAATAAGTTGAAATACAATGTTTGTACATTGGACTTCAGCACGCCCTATATCCAGCAAAAGAAAAACCGAGCAAAAGAATCTGATAAGACTCTCTTGCTTTTTTG